AACAACTGCTGCAAATTCAATGATTCCTCCACCTAAGTCATTGATTGTCATATTAGAACCTTGTACAAGGTTTAATATGGTTTGTGAGGCGTTTGGTATGCCGTTTGTTAGGAGTGAAATTGAAGAGCCACCAGTGCTTTTAACAAGTAATCTTTTTGTTATAGGATCAACTCGCAACATTTGTATGTCTAAATCACTGTCATCTGTTACGCCAGCAAGGACTGTCACATAGTTCTGATCTCGTTTTATTATTTCGTCTGCCATATTATTTTAATTTTGGTGGTTTAGCTGGTAATTTTACTTTTGTTCGTGGTTGTGGTAAAGTTTTAGATATGCCATTCTTAAGTGAAGCGCTAATTGCTGGTTTAGTAATGTTCGGTTTAATTAAATTTGGAGTACCTTTTTGGATCGCTTTTATTTTAGTTGCCGTATTATTTACTGGACTATTAGAATCAAAAATATAATCTCCTGGAGATTTAACCCCAGCTTTTAATAGTGCGTTTTTTACTATATTTGCTTTATTTCCTACTATACCTAAAACATTTAAAATTTCTCCAACTGCTCTTGGAGAAGAAACAAGAGCAAGTTTAAGCATTGGTACAATACCAGCACCTGAAACAAGTCCTGCTCCTGCTCCAACAGTTCCCAGTGTTCTAGCTAATCCTCTAGGTAAAATCTCACTTAATTGTTGACCAGCTATTTTAGGTATTAAAGTACCACCAGTTATATCGTTTAGTTCTTTAACTGCTTGTCGTCTCATTTCGTTATTTGTTCGTAACACTGTAGATAGTTTTCTGAAAGCAGTATCTGTACTTGCTTTGTCACCTAGACTCAGAGCTTTTTGTATTTCTCGTATATCTTTTGTAGATTTTTCAAAATCACCCAACATTTTGTCGTAAGTAAGTAAAGTTTTTAAATCTTTTGATTTCGTTAAATTATTACGGATAATATTCTTTGCTTCACTTCTAAGTGAAGTTACAAATGTATCGAACTTTTTACTATCTTGTGAACCTATTCTAAAATCATCAATAACTTGTTTCAATTTATCTACACCAGCAATGGTACTATCTCCTTCACGAGTTCCCCATTCAGCTAATGTTTTTGAAAGCCCTTGTAAATCTTTTTCATATCTACCAAGACCAGGAGCGCGTGAAAAATTAGGTGTTCCATCTGCATTAGAAAATACTCCGAAATCTTCAAGTTGTTTATTGAATTTTTGTATTATTGGTGTATGGTCAATGACATTTGTCTTAGTTTTTATTTTAGATAATTGAGTTGAATAATCATCAGAACGATTTTTAATTATCGTTCCAAAAGCAGTACGTGCTTCATCTACAATATCTTGTGGTGCTATGTTACCACGCAATGCGCCACGAGCTATATCTGCACCTTCACCGCCACCTACTATTGCTTCACTGAATTGCTTTATAGTTCCTGCTCCAGTACCAGTTGTTGCACCTAAAATTTCTTGACCACCTCTTGCAATAGCTTTTCCAACATAAGGTATAGATGCAATACCAGCACCTATAGCAGTTCCTGTACCTGGAATTAATGGTTTTTCTTGTCCACTTGCCACTTTTGTTGTAACATCACCTGCGTAACCGATACCTGCTCCTGTAGCTATATTTGCAAGCGGTTTTGCTATTTTACTTCCTATACCAATAGCTTGAACTCCAGTACCTATAGTTTTAGCAATTTTACCTACTGGTAAAAAGTTTAATGCTACACGCCCAACATCACCTGCTACTTGCATAGCAGAAGGTCCTTTATCTATATATTGTTTTTCTTGTTCACTAGCTCTTGATTTAGCTATCTGTGTTCCTATTGCTTCTCCGATTTTTCCACCACCAAAGATAGTATCTAAAACACTCCCAACTTTTTCTGAAAATGTCTTTTTAGGTGCTTCTTTTGGTTGATAACTTTTAGTTATTCCAAATGAATTAGCTACCTCTTCAACATCAGCAGAAGTTGGATCTCCCTCAAAATTTACTGTTGTTCCATTTTCAAATTTTATTTTTGCCATATTATTTTTCTATTGTATATTTTAATCCACTACTTGTAACACCTGTTGTCGCTGCTTTACTTGGGGTACTAGCTATTTGTTGAGATGTCTGTGTTGCACGCTTGATATAGTTTGCCTTCGCAGCTTCAAGTTCACTGAAAAATCTATCTATCTTTGTTTTAGCTGTTGCTTCGTCATCATTTACTCCAGGAATAAATCCTTTTATTCTTTCAAATTCTTGAGGGGTAACTGCTGCTCCAGAACGAGCTTTAATCAATATGGAACCTAAGTTATCTATGGAACTTCTGTACTGAGTAAATTCTTTTTGTCCACCTAGTAAAGCTCCAACTTTTTTAGTTCTACTTGCTAGTGGTCCTGTATTTAAACCAGAATCAAGATATGTTTTAGCTAGTTGAGCTTCTCTTTGTAAAGTATCAAATGAATCAATCTGCTCTCGTTGAGCATTATTTAATTGAGGAATAGTCAAAGCTGTTGTATCTAATCCTTGTGCTTGCATTTCTCTTATAACCTGTCCTTTTACTGTTGGTGTAAGAGTCGAGTATAATGCTGGGTTAGAAATAACTGCTTGAGTAATTCCACTTGCTGTTCCTGAGCCTGTTCCACCTCCTGCCCCTGTACCTGGTGCATATGTTTTTCCTTTAGATGCTACTTGTTCATATTTTCCTGTTGTTGGATTTATTTCATATCTTGACTGTCCTTCTGATAAATCAAAAGGAGCATTTAGTCTATCAGTACGTTCCTGTGTATACCTATCAGCTTCAATTTTTGCCTTATTAGCAGCCTGTGTAGCTTCATATACAGTCTTACCTGCATTTATATACTGGTCATAAGTATCTTTTGCTACCATAGCACTTCGAGCAGCTGCGCCTTCTTCGATTGCACCATACGCAGATTCTGCACTCGCACGCCTATTTCCGACACTTGCAGCTTGTTCAGCACCTATTTTTAATCCTCCAGGAGTATCAAGTGTATTTTCATAATTAACTCTTGCATCAAGAGCTTGTTTTTCATTTCTATTTTGAATGTCAGCAAGTCTTGTATTTGCACTATTAAGAGTATCTAGTGCTTTTGTTGTCTGTTCTGGATTAAATAATGAGTTTAAATATTTTATATACGGATCTTCTTGTTGTGCTGGTTGTGTGCTAGTACCAGTATTGTTTGTATTGTTAACTGGAGCAGTGTACCCTGAATAATTAGTATTTAATTCTCCTGTTGCAGTATTGTACTTGTTTGAAGCATCATTAGCAGAAAGTGTATTTGCAAATTGCTTACCAGCAGAAGATAAAGTACTACCTGTTGAGTTTGTTGTTGGAGCTTTTATGACTGTTTTATTTGCACTTGTTGCTGAAGGATTTGAAGTTACCATAGCTTTTGCAGGTGCAGTTATTCCAGGACGTGGAGCAGAGACACCAATTTGATAAGGTGATATTTGTACTGGTGTTTGAGTTACTGGTTTCTTTACACCAACAGAAAAGTTACTGATTTTGTTTGATAAACTATTTATAAAGTTATTTTTTGGATTCATATTTTTTTAAAAGCCACTTGCCTGTTGCCAAGGATAATAATAATTTCTAATAATTGTATTTGGAGCATCTAATGGAGAAAGATAAACACCTTCTTCTGTCTCTCCTTCATTTGCTAACATTTGTGACATAAGCCCACCATAATTTGTACTATAACCAGCTTCTACTCCTCCATCATACATCAACCAATATGTTTTTGCTCTTACTAAATCATTTTGATTTTGCCAGTATAAAGCAGTTGCTCTATATACAATACCGACATCGTATGCTGATGGAATTACTGAACATTGTCCTATTGTATAAGCAGCAGAGCCAGCACTTATAGAAGTACCTTCATATGGTTTTGTTAGTGTTATATGTGTTGCATCTGTCCAACCACCAATTTCATACCAAAATCCATCTCCACCATTAGCAGCAGTTGTTTCTGTAATTTGTATGTATCTTCCTATCATATCTCTTGTCCAAACTGTACTACTACCAACTAAAGCTGTACCTCCATTTGCAATACTTGTTATTGTCCCTGTAGTATAATCAGCGATTGTTAAATCTTTAACTTCAAGTCTTCCACGAAGTTTTATTAAATTACCTGTTACAGATGGAATAGGCTGTATTTTATATGTTGTATTTTCTACATAAGTAAAGTATGGGACTTGTTGTGTACCAAGATGTGACTGTAATACTCTTTTCCAAATTGTAGGGTCAAAAACCATTTGTGGAGCATAAATAGTATCTGTAGATAATCCAGTTCCGTCATAAATATACATATCCATAAGTTTTCTAAATCCGTTAGGCAACTGATATGTTTCTTGGTTTGCAACAGTATACATATCTTTTGTTGCTTCTAAGAAGCGTAATTTTCCACCTTGTAGATTACAGATAGTACGGATACTGTCATTTACATTACTATCAATAGTTAACATTAAAGTTGTGTCTCCTGTGTTTACGTTACAATATGTTGCTGTTAGATTTCTAAGTTTTGTGAAAGTTTTCATTTTGTTTTATAAATTACTTTTAATATCTTCGTTACTTACTAATGCAAATTTTTGAAATTCGTCATCACCTGTAAAGGTCAAACATCCTTTTATCTGAATACGAGTATTATTCATACCTATTGCCATTTGCTCCCATGATTTTACCTGTCCTGTTATTTCTGGTAAAAGTTTTATCCATTTCTGAAATCTTGCTGTTGCTGTACCTGTTACTCCTGTTATTACAGTGTCAAGTGTTACCGTATAAGTTCCTGCATTATTTACTATACTTGTTATATGCGCACAACTAGCTCCACCTGTACCTCTTGTGATTTCTACTTCCCCTCCAATAGTTCCGTTAAATCCTGTAGCAGTTGGGCTATAAGCAGTGACATCAGTCGTAGTTGTGAATGTTGTTGTACTTGTCCAAGTAATTGTCGCTTCAATAGGTTCTTCTTCGTATAATCTGTATTTTAATACAATAGAATCGTTTGATGCTAAAAATCTTCTATAAACTGCCCAAATTCTAGCCCACTTATCTTCTATTTGCTGTGAATTAAACCAAGTTGTTACAAAATATCCTTTCTTTTGAATTGTATTTTCAGAATCATCTACAAAAATACCTGAAACAATATTTGTAGCATCAGTATAATAGTTTACACCAACTAAAATAGTACCTGTACCTGTTGGACTTGATAAAGCATCACCATTTGATAAAGCACCAGTTAAAGCTACTCTATTTTGTCCATAATCAGTTATAGTTGAACTTGCAACTGGGTTATATGAAACAGAATGTTTATGAGTAAAACCAAAATCACTTGACCATTCCCATACACCAGATGGCAAATTTTCTGGAATACTACTTGTACTATCGTTATTTCTATTTCTAACTAAAGCTAAAATAGTATTATTTTTTGTAGCTAAAAGACCATTAGGATGAATAAAGCTTGTATTTACAACATAGTTTTGATTAACTAAGTTATTATTAGGAAGTCTTCCAATTTCTTCAAAAGAAGATCCGTTAAATTTTAACAATGCACCATTACTATCAAAAGCATATGGAATGTCATTGTGTATTAATATAGCCATACACGCATTAGCATCAAGTATATATTCATTTGTTACTTGAGCAGAAATTCCGTCCCATTGATAGATTTTTCCTCTTCCAGTCTCGTTTAAATATGTACCAGCACCAATCCAAATACTATCTGATGTAGCTTTCATACAAATAGAGACTTCTTGCTGGTTAGGCGAGTTTAAATTCAAAGCATAATCACCAGAAGTTACAAGTGTATAAGCAGTATTTAATGAGTATATATTTGTAGCATCACCTATAACATATAAACGATTAAATTTTTTAAAATAAGTCATCATATGACTACTTGAGCCAAGTGGTGCTGCACCTCCTCTTCTTGTCCAAGTTCCACCAGCGCCATCAAGACTCCATATTTCTGTATTGGTTGTTGAAAACAATATACCATTAAAAATTTGTAAATCAGATAAAGCAGAATATGATGTTTGTGAATTTGTTGCAGTATCTGGTGTAAATACGTCATTAGCACTTGTACCACCAACAAATATACGTCCTCCAGCAATAGCATGAAACACACCAAAATATTTAAAAGCAACAGGTTCTCCTAAATTAGCTTGATCTGTTGTATTTGTATTTTTCTTTAGTCTAGGTGCTACTCTCATTGTTCCTAAATTACTTTGAAAGTCTAAATTTAAAGTTGACCATAAAGAACCCAAATCATCACTTCGATTTGTTTGTAGATATGTGTACCCTTGATTTTTTGCTGGAAAATTATTAATCATATATTTTATACTGCAGCCCAAACCGTACCATTATGGAAATTGAGTACGTTTGTTGATGTGTTATAAATTACTAAACCTGCAATCGGATTCACTATTGCATCTCTCTGTGTTGTTGTCATTCTAGGAAAAAGAAGTCCTTTTGTTATTGATTCTAATACAAGTAATGCTGAATAATTTGCTGATATTGTTTCTGATGAACCTATATTTAATTGGTTATTTCTTAATACTCTTTGTACTGCTCTATAGATATTCATATCTGAATTATAAGACATATTAACCTTAATTTGGTTATCTTCGAGAGCTTTTATTCTTTTTTCTAAGTCTTTTTTATCCATAATTTTATAATACTAAAAACATACCACCAGAATTATTTTCAGATGGCTGAACAACGACCATAAATCCCATAATCTGATCTCCAACTGTATTTAATGTCACAGTAGCATCACCCGTTGCACTCGTTTGTGAACGAGTAGCTGAAGCCACTGCATGATGATTATAATATCCACCACCATTGTTGCTTGTGTCTATTTGTTCTGTCCATGTTGGATTATCAGTAGTAATTGCATATCCTGTTGCTGTTGGCACTCCTCCTGAATTATCAAAGTTTTGAATGGCATAAATTAAAATAGAATTTGTTCTGTTTGGTGAGACAGTTATTGCAAATGAAGGTGAACTAGAAGGCTCAGTTGTTGCATCTGCGTGAGCGACAGTTTGTATTGGGGTAGTTTCATCATATCCTGTTATTCTAAAAATAATACCACTCCAAACTCCACCTCCTGTCCAACTTACTTCAAATCCACTTGCTAATACATCTGCACTATCAGCTATTTTATGATAAATATTTTCTGTAGCATTGCTTCCATTGCTATCTTGTGTTGCATCTAGTGTCCAACCAGCAGGGGCTGTAAGTGTTGCTTTTTCTCCTCCTACACATATAACCATCAAGTCACCAACTGCAAGTCCTGTTGGTTTTGCTAATGTTAAAGGACTTGATCCAAATACTGTCGTTGCTACTGATTGTATTACTAAAGAGACATCATTTGCACTTGCTGGATTCCAAACTGTCATTAAAGCTGTACCATTTGTACCATTTACCCATTGGTCTGTTGTCATATCACCAGTTGCTGTAATTTCTGTACGTACTGCAGAATACATCTGAGTTATAGTGTCATTATATTGTTTTGTCCAAGTTGGGTTATCATTTGCTATAGCAATGTTACTTACAGAAATATTCACATTATCTGCAACAAAACTTGCTAAGATAAGTGAACCTGCAAGAGCTGGTGTAACTGTATTAGTGAAAGTTTTTGTTCCTCCACCACTAACACTTCCATTGTTTGCTTTGTTTGTACTACTAAATGGTGTGGTAGTGTTTGCACCAGAAACACGCAATATAATTGTCCTTAATGCTTGGTTTGCGGTACAAGAAAATGTAAAGGTACTTGATGCAACATCAGATGCATCAGCTATTTTATAGTGAATAAAAACATTTTCACCACTTGAACCACCTCCAGGAGATTGTTGAGAAGTAGCGAGTGTCCATCCAACTGGAGCTGTTACTGTTGCTGTTGTATTATTTACTCCTGACTGAGCAATCATTAAATCTCCCACAGTTAATCCAGTTGGTTTTGGTACAGGATTATCAGTTACTCCTGTTACTGTTGCTTCTGAAGTTGTTTCAACTAGTATTGACATATTTTTAAGCTACTCCTACACAAGTCCACTTACTTGTTGCTATATTCCATCTAAATCCTATTGTTAATTTTGTACTTGCTACGGTTGTTGTCGGTAAAGATACATTTCCACTTGATTCAAATGATGCACCAAAAGTTAATGCTCTTGCTGTACCATCGTCTGTGACATCAATAATTAAAGTATCTCCATTTACAGGTGTTCCTGAAAGATTACTTGTAAATGAAGTGACTGCTTGCGCTAATCCTGTAATATATGCAACGTCTGTATTATCTGTATTGATTGTTGGTGTAGCAGATTGTGTTGTAGTTACTACTCTTTTTGTCACTCTCTTATTTGTAAGAGTTTGTGTTGCTGTACCTAGAGTAATATCGTATGAAGTTCCAGCACTACTCATCCATTTTGGAAGGAATGTAGAGCTATCAGCCCATAGTTTTCCATAGTTAGTATCGGCTGTTGGAGCAGAAGTACCACGCATTGCAATACGTGCGGCACCTCCTGTTGTTTCACCGATCGTTAGTTTCTCTATTCCAAAAGGATTGACACCAATACCAACATTTCCATTCATTCCGTCTGTTGTGTCTGGACGCAAGAACCATACTGAGTTATCAAAGGATGTATCACCTGAGTTTCTACCGTTAATGAAGAAGATATCCCCTTGTACTTGCGTCTCAAATTGACCATTTCCAGCACTTCCACTACCGCCTGTTTCACGCCATTCTATTTGTGGAGATGGACCGTCAAGTCTTATATGTACTGCGTTACCGCCTGTACCCTTATGAGTGATTTGTAGTAATGGTTGATTGTATGCACTATTTTCTGCATGTAACAGTATTTGAGGATAAGTAAGTGAAGCACCTGTTGAGTTTGTATAGATTTGAAAAGCGATACCTGTTGCAGAAGTCATATCCATAAGGAATGAACCTGAAGTAGCTGTTGAAGTTCCTAAAGAACCTGAAGGAGTAAGCTGTATAAGATTACCAGTTGTTGCACCAGATAATACAAAAGCATTTCCTGTTGCTACAGAACTTGTTATTCTATTTGCATTTACAACTCCTGTACCTTTTGGGGTCAAAGTTATGCTTATATTAGTATCATTTCCTGTTGCAGATAAAACAGGCGCATTTCCTGTTGCAGCGTTGGAAATAGTAAATTCATTAACTGCAGAAGCTGTCTCTGTAAATTTCAAGACTTCAAGTCCATTTACGTCTGAAAGGTAAGGTACACGATAGAGCTTTGTACCTGTTTTATTAACACCCCAATAAACTGTGTTAGTACCATTGTCTGTTATGTCTGTTGAGTTTGATGTTATTGAGCCTCCGATGAAGACGTTGTTATTCGCTCCTGAATCTATAAGAAGTCCTGTTGCGTTGTTTTCAATCCAACATCCTAGGAATAGGTTATCTCTTGAAGTTCCATCTAAGTGAAAACCTGTAATACCTGCTGCTGTTGCTGGCTCGGCATCTACCATTATAAAGACGTTACCACGAGTGTCTACGAGGTTAACTCCAGTACCTGCACCACCTGCTTTTTGTCTTATTCTGACATTTTCCCAAAGGTTTAAGTTTGGTTGTGTACCACCGAGAGAGATACCATTGTTAACATTAAACATTTGAATATCTCTAAATGATGAGTAGAACGAAGTACTCGTTGTATCAAGTACTTGTATACCTGTTCCAAATTCTTCAATACGCATTCTTGAAAGCCAAGCATTCGGGGTGTTTGAGAAATCAAAAGCTACACCTTGAGCAGTTGCGTTTGTTTGAAGTATTTTACCACCACTTACTTCAACTCTTGAAATTCCACTACCTGCTGTAAAGAGAGGTGAAACAGAAGCTCCGTTAGCTTGAATAGTTGCACCACCTGAAAGGATTATTTTGGTACTTGAACGAGTAAGACTTAGAGCTGTTGGCGTATAAGTTCCATCATTTATATACATTGTAGCTCCAGTTGAAGGAATTAAAGCAACTCCAGCTTGTACAGTTGAAGCATCAGCACTTGCTGAGTTTACCGTAATATCTGCTCCTGAATATGCTGGGTAAAAAGTATTGACTGTTGTTACTCCAGTTAAAGCTCCTGCATCATCAATAGTTACTGCTGAATTTTGAAGTGTTACTCCGCCTGTACCATCTGCTCTTAAAACACGATTATCAGTTACGCCTGTTGATCCACCAATACCTGATACAACACCTGCTAATCTAGTAAAAATTAAGCTAGAAACACCTAATGTAGGGTTTTGAGTAGTTTGCGCCCATAATGTATTTGCGTTGATTGTACCAGCTACAATAGCTGTAAAAGTACCAGCAGAAACTTCTGCGCTTGTGTCATAGTCAGTTGTACGTGTCCAAGCTCCAGCTCCTGATGTATAAATACCATTGTTTGCTTGAGTTGATTGATCTTTTACTAAAACACGACTTGCTGATGTAGCAATTCCATCAATAGTTTGCTCACCAGATAGAGTAATGTTTGCTGTAGTAGCACAATCACAGGATTGTCTTATTGAAAGTCCTTGTGAAAAAGTATCTAAGTATCCCTTACTAATTGCTTGGGTACTTAAAGTTGGCACATCAGCAGGTAAAAGAGGTAAACTTCCAAATGTTTTAACACCATTAAATGTTTGTGATCCTGTAGTAACAAGTCCTCTTGCTGAAGCTCCAGCATCTGGAATATTAAAAATATGCGCTCCTGCTCCACTATCATCTATATTAAAATCACTACCTGTAGTACCTACTACTAAAGTTTGTGCAGAAGTTGTATCAGCATTTATTGATGCAATACCAGCACTTCCTAATGCACTAACTTTTAATCTTTTAGTTACTGGATCAACACGAAGCATGGTTACTTCTTGTGCAACATTGTCTGTAACTCCTCCTAAAACTGTTACATGATTTCCGTCTCTTTTTAAAATTTCTTCAGCCATATATTTTTATACAAATTCTACATCACAAAGGAGGTAGCCATTTTCATCTGTTAATATTTCGACAACTTCATCGTTATCTTCATCATATGCCATACACACTGGTACATGGTTTTGATCACGTTTTGCTATATTTCCTGAATTAGCAGAAGTAGCACTACCTGCTGTAATATCAATTAAAAGATACTTTGTTATAGGGTCAACACGGAGCATAGAAATATCTAAATCACTATCAGGTGATACACCTGCTCCGACTGTCACATAGTTTGCATCTCTTAGTAATATTTCATCCATTATATATTTTTTATTTCTTTAATAATCTCTATCGCTTTTAATTTTATTTCATCTATCTTTTCAGTATGTGCTTTCTTTTCGTCTTCAAATACTGTTTTCTTGTCTTCAATCTCTCTTTCTTTAATATTCAATGCAGTATTATCATCAACTAATTTAAGTTCTAATCTACGATTTTCATTGATAATATCAGTATTTTTCTGGAATAAATCTTTAATAGCTTTTTCTTGTTTATCTAATTCTACTTTTCTATTTAAAATTTCTTCTACTTCTTTATTTTTATTCTCTAAATCTTCAATTTCTTTGTTTTTCTCTTGTGCCCACTCTAATTTAAGCTGTGAAATATCATTCATAACTGTCTTTAAGTAGGCATTTTGTTCATCAATGAGAGTTTTATTTCTTTCTTTTAAATTTATCAACTCATTTGCCTCTTTCTTTGCATCATTTAATTGAGAAACTGCAATTTTAAGCTCTCTTTTTAAATCAGTAATCTCTTTTTCTATTTTTAATTTTTCTTCTGTATTGTCCATAGTTTTTTAAGTTCTTTGTATGATGTTTCTAATGTTTGTTGCTGGCTTTCGACATGCCTGCGGTCTTTTTTAAGTTTTTCTTGATTTTCTTCTAATGTTTTGTTCTTTCTTTTAATTTCTTCGTTATCTCTATCTATCTCTTTTTTTAATTCTCCTATTTCTTCAATTTGTTTATTGTATATTTCATTCCATAACTTACTCCGTTTATCAAAATCTTCAATAAATACTCTATATTTCTCATACATTTCTTTAAGAAATTCTGAGAAAGAAAGTGTGATATTATGGAAATTCTTTACTTCTTTATAGTTATGTTTTGTTTCTTCAAGTAAGTCTTTACTGCCTTCTAAAACCTTTGTAATCATTAAATGAACCTCTGCTTCTCTTTTTTGTAAGTATTCTTTTTCTTCTTCCTGTAATTTCTGTAATGTGTTTTTAGCATCACTAATCTTTAAATTAGTATCTGCTAGTATTTTTAGGCTATTTATTTGTTCGGTTGTTACTAATTCCATAAAACTATGTTAGGGCTTGCACCTAATGTTGTCTATGCACATAGCTTTTCGCTATTATGCGAGCAACTTTTCTAGTTCAGCTTTATTTTTACGTTTATCGTGAGCAATACCACGTTTTTCTAACTCAGCTAAAACTTCTGCTTTGTCTTTATATCCATCAGAAGATACTTTAGATCCACCCATTTCTTCTACTTTTCTATTTAATTCTTCAAACTTTCTCATAAGAATATCTGTTTCAGATTCTTTGATAGGTTTTTCTTCAACATATTCATCTGTAAACATTTTAGCCACAAGAGCATTTATCTCTTCATCACCAAATGCACCAGCAGATTGAGTAGGGTCACCTTTTCCATATTCAGGAGCAGGTATCTTTTTTATTAGTATCTGTTTTGCTAAGTTAATTGCTAATCTACGACCGATATGATAAGGGAAGTTTAACTCTTCACCTATCGCAATACAGTTTTCTTTTGCTTTACCGAAGATGGGGCGACTGTTAAACATCGCACCTAAAGCAGGAGTGAAATCAAAGTCGGAAATGTTTTTAAACTTTACTACTTTGAAATCAAACTCATTGTTTTCTACATTTTGCATAGTATTTTTATTACTACTTAATTATAATCATAGGCTTCGCCTTTCCTATGCCAGCTTGATAGCTGAGACTTGCCCCCATAAGGGGCAAAGTCAGCCATTAAGCTACGTTTACATACACAAGTGTGCCTTGATCTGCTGCAGCGTTTGCAACACGACAGTATCCGAGATACTGCTCATCAAAAGCACCCTTAGCTGTTGTACCCTTTATAACCTGTCCTGCTGTGTCGTCACCTGTTACGAATGATAGGTCAGCTGTCAAAACTTCACCAGCAATAACACGTCCTGTACCTTGTTTCAAAACCCAACCATATTCACTAGCAGCAAAAGCTATTTGAGCAATACCAGTAGCTTGCTGTGCTTTATCAGTGATAAGTGACTTTCTAACCAAGTTAGGGAAGTTCAAAGTAATATCAGAATCTGCTACTGCAAGAGCTGTTGTAAGAGCATAGTTAGGGAAAAGAATAAGTGTGTCAGTAGTGTTATCCATTACTTTAAATACTTGTCCTACTCCTGTACCGTCATCTACAATACCGTATGCACCAGCATAAGCACCAACTGTCCAACCAGCAGAAGCTTCTGTGATATACACAATTCTTCCTTGATTGTCAGCAGATGAACTTACTGTTTCTACTTGTACTTCTGCAGCTGGAACAACAGCATTACCTGCTGAAACTGCTGCACTTGCTTTAACATAAATCCAACTTGCACCGTCTGGAGTCTGAGCTACTTGTCCAGGAGCTGTTTGTCCTTGTGATGTTGTTGTTTGTTTTACGTCTTGAAAACTTATTTTCATACTCATAATATTTAATCTTTATTTATAATCCTTTGTTATTTTAATTGGATATTTCCTAAAGATTTTTGCAGATTATCTGCTCGGACTTAATGCGTCCGTAAATAATTCGTTAATTAGCTAATAATTATGAAACTCCTGACATTGTACCCAATAGTCTTGGGTTCTCTGAACAGAAATTACCTGCGAACAAAAGGTAACCAACTTGTGAAAGCTGATCTACTGGAGCTTTCATAACACGGAAGTTAAATCCTTTTGCTGATGGAACATTACCTGGAACACCTGTTGGAACTGAGTTAGACAATTTCTTAAAATTAAGAGTGTCATAATCAGCACCTTGGATATTTACACCTTGCATACCGAAAGCTGTTTGGTTAGCAAAAATGAATTTTCCTGATGGAACTTGTTCATCTTTTACTACTGGAACACCACGATATGTAATTGCACGAAAACCTTGTGTACCAAAAGCGTTAGACTTTGAATCCATTAACATACCGTATTGGTCATAGTTTGGAGATGCGAAAGTCTGGAAACTTGCTCTTAATGTAGGAGTTAAAAGAGCTTCATAAGAAGACCAAATACTCTTAGTTGTAAGCATAACTGTTGGTTCATCCATACCTACTGTTACTGCGTCAAAACCTGTAGCCATTTTAGTAAGTGTCAAAGCACCTGCTGAAGCTAAGTAATAACCGTTAATAGATGTGTATGTTGAACGTGAAAGACTACCATAAGTAGCATAGACTGTTGAGTCTGCAGCTGCGTTTGCTAGTGAATCCCAAGAATCACCAACACCTGTACCTGAGTAAAGGTTTTGTGCCATTACATTCAAAAGTGACTTTCCTTGTGTGTCAAATTCTGCTTCTAAAAGACTAACGATTTGTTCATCACCTTTGTTAAGTGTTGCTTCGATGTCTGCGATAACTACTGGTTTATAAGCCATCTTTACTTCAAAATCCATAGAAACACGAGTGTTCTGACGATCTGAATCAAGTTGGTTAGCAATACCTGTATTACCACCATTTGTAGTATCTTGGTATTGAATAACTGGAGCATAAGATGTTCCTGTATTCCAATCCTTTGCTGTTCTCATAAAGGTCATAAGACCTGGTGTACCTAATGTAACTGTATCGAAAATCTTTTTTGGAATTGCTTTACGAGTTACTGTTGTGACTGCTGCTGAAAATTGCATATATTTATTTTATACTACGAAGATAATCTACTAAACTCATATTTCTAGCACTTGGGTCATATACATCTCCATCAAATACTGCTCCTCCTTGACTTCCTCCACTGATTGGCTCGGCATTCCTTTTTTGGATATTTAGAGCTGTTGTTTCGGTTGCTTTTTTAATAGAGGCTTGCATATCTTTCATGTTGCTGTATGCGATACTCAAATCCTTGAAACCATATTTTAGTGCGTGATTAAAGAGTTGGTTTTCATTTAAAGTAGGATTCTCTTTTTTTAATTCAGAGAGTTGGCTTGATACAAAGTCTTCGTTCTTTTGACGAGCTTCATTTTCAGCCTGTTTTTCCTTTTCAAAATCTTCCCTTAAAGCTTGTTTGGAACGTTCGAGAACTTCCTCCCAAGTTTGTGGTACCCATTCTTCCTTCGTAGGTTCATTGTTATTTATAATTTTACTTGGTTCTCCTTTCTCATAAGTAGCGAGTTTTTGAGATTTCCTAGTAAATTCAGAATAGAGGTTTCGATACTCTGCTTCTGCTTCTTTTGGAGGTAACTTTCTTCCATCTGGAAGTTCCACTAAGTTATCATCCGCCTTTACAGGCTCTTCTGTAGTCCCTACAACAGTCTCTGCTGGCTCTGTTGGAGTTTCTGCTGGTACTACTTCTGTCTGTGGTTCAGACACTGGAGTTTCAACAGGATTTCCTGTATCAACACTTACTACTTCTGCTTCATAATCAGACATAATTTTGCGACTGCTATCCCTTTAACTTGGTCTAAAATAGACTGAAAAATTGATTGCTTGGTCGGATTATTTGATAATGCTCGTGTAGGATGCGAGCGCCCCGTGTAAACTATTCTTGTATTTCTTCAGGTGTTTGTAATAACTTTTCAGACATAAGTTGTCCGTGTTCTTGTCCTTGTTTCTTTAGATTAAACTCTTTGTTAGAATTTTGGTTTTCAGCTATCTTTTCTGCTATAAGAATAGCTGGATTTGCTGTAATACCTACCTTTGCAAGTAATTGTACTTGTGCGTCAGGTGGTAAATCTGCATAACTAATTGAAATACTTGGTGGTTTTTCTTCTTTTGGTGCTTCTGGTGCAAGTTCTTGCATTTCTTCTGGTGTTATACCGACTGCAATATTAGGATTAAGTTTGAAAACTTGTGCATTCTTTGCTAAATCTTTAGGATTTGTATATCCAGCTTCTTCCATATAATCAATAGGAGATATAATACCTTGCTCCATATCTTTCTGTGCGCGCTCAAATCTAAACTCACTATCTACTGGTAGAGTTTTTCCAGGAATAACTTGTATTTCACTTCCTGTTTCAAAGTCATCTTGAATAAGTGTAGTTGTTTTTACTGCATCTTCTTTACCTATCCATTTTGCATAGTGATATTCAGTATATCTAGTCTTAGAAAGCTGATAGAACCAAGCAAATAATTCACCAGAAACAAAGTCTACTACTTGTACTAATTCATTAAGACGTAAGAATGATTGCTGAATAAGAGCTAAACGTCCTGCTTTTGTTTCTTGTCCTTCACGTTCTCCTCTAAAAGCAGAAGATGCTGCCATAATGTTGTCTATTTCAGAACGGCTATCTAACATATCATCAAATACCATTTGTGGAAGTGGTGTTCCTGTTTCACGAGCTACTCCTTGTACTACACCTTTACCCCAAATAATACCTTTTGCTTCAAAAGCAAGAGATTGTGCATCTGCTTTTCCCATTACTTCACTGTCTACTTTGATTATTCCGTTTACTAATTCACAGTTTTTACCTATGTCTTGTTTACGAGAGTCGATTGATAACTGTAAAGGTAATGCTAATGTAATAAAATCAGTTCTACCTATTGGTGAATTTTCATTGTTAAGTATTGTTGCATATATATAAGGCTTACGAGGCTGATTAAAGTAATTAAAGTTATATGCCTTATAGGTTTGTGGTTCTGAATGTCCTTCATTTGGTGGTATTTCACCTTCAACTGTTTGTGGTGCATCTGTTTCTACCTCAGGACTTGGCAATGTAGCCATTCGTCTATTTTCTTGGTCAAGTTTTATTTGAGTAAATAATGCTCGTCTGTCTTCTCCATAAGATTCATTTATTTGCTGTTCTTCTTCATCAGTTATTAAAATTCCGTCCCAATCCCAATATGGATTACGGATTTTGTCTAAAATAATATTATCGTATTTAAAGATTACATAGTCACCTATCCAACATTCCTTATATTTAACCTCTGGATTCATGATATAAGCATCATTTATTTGATCTTCATTAAAACCACTCTTTTCAAGTATTTCTTTAGTTTTTTTAGGAAAACGAGTTATCAAAGAACATAGATTATCTTTTACTTCCTCTATAGCAAATTCACTTTCTTCTTCTTTACGGGAGAATTTTCCTACTCTTATGTCTCTTGGATCAATAGAACGAGCATCAAAATCATTTATTTTAGCGTTCCAAAATGGTTTTATAACCAAAAGTCTACTAAAATATAGGTTTCTCAAAGCCATTCTCATAGTTTCTTTAACACCTATATCTCTATACTTTTTACGGAAAAAACCTTCCATTTCACGAGCTAAATTTTGACTTTCTTCACCTTTTCTACCTGGAATAAAGTTTATACCTGGTGGATTTGCTATAACTGAGTTAATAACTGCTTCCATATTTGGAAATATACGGTTAGACAATACTTTTGCTACGTTTGCAGGTATTTTATCTATGTAAGCACTTTTATTTTCATAAGCTTTAGTATTTATTTCGTATGTACTCTTAATAATCTGCCATACAGTATCAGAAGAAGCCCATCTTTGTTCTATGAGTTTTGCTAATTGCCCGTCTTTTAATTGTGCGATATTAAAATTTGGCATAAAAAATAGGCGAAACAAACCTTTTATGGTCTGCTCGCCTTTGTTAGGGTAAAGCTATATCAAACAAATAAATTATACCACGAATAAAATAAAAACAATAACTGTTAATATGTTAATAACTTTCGTGTTTCCTTGAATATAGGAAATCTGCTCTTTGTATGTTTTGTAATACACCTTCATTATCAAAATTAAGCACAGCACTGCCATTTTTAATGTTAAATACTCCTTTTTCAAGTAATAGATTAAACATTATATAGTTCTTTTGATATTCTATAAACTTTTTTGCTTCTTCTTCTGATACAAATAATGTAATTGTTTTAATTTCGTTCATATTTTAATGAGTCAAAATATTTGTTAAAATCGCCAACTTTATTATCATCTGAAATGATTTTATATGGTTTTGGTGTATCTGATAAAAATACTCCATTTCCTAAACTTGCTACAGCTATCAGGTAATACATTGTTGCAAAACAGTAGTGATCCACATTTGTTGTACTCTGCCAAACATATCTTTCAATACCTTTAGCATTTGTCTCTTTAACCCTACGCAATGTTTCAAAATGCTTTATATAATCTATAAATTCTTTGTTACTAGGTACGCTTATAAGGAATTTGGCTTGTACCATATCATCAATCATCATATCAATATTTCTATCTCTATGAGAATATACAATTCCTTTTTTATCTCCTTCACCATACCAAATAACAAGTTGTGGATTATTTGCATTTTCCATTGGGTACCACATTAAAGCATTGCGATACGTCTTTACAAAGTATTTAGACATTGTACTGTCTGGTAAAGCATCTATTACTAATTTAGGCTTGTAATGCTTCATCAAGTCTTCAAGTACGCTCCATTCTGTAAACTTACCAACTTTTATTATTCCTTTTTCACTTCCTAATACATAATGCTTTATATTTCCTACGTCTACACCAAGAAAGTATTGTCCAGTTGTTAAATCTTTTGGTGTCCATAAATCTAGTATTGTTGTTCGTGAGACAGTCAAATCACCAGGGTTATAAGGCTCACCTAATACGAAGTTATTGAAATACTCTTGGTCACCCTCACTATCATCAAGTATTTCTTTAGCTGTTATTTTAGTAGCTATCAAGTGAGATAAATGCCAACCAGACACATCATATTTTGGATTAAGTGTACCATTCCAAACAACTCCATCTCTATCAATCCATCTACCTTTTCTACGAACATTATCGTTTATTGGTTCTTTACAATTCTTACAAATAAAGCATTTCTTTTCTTTGTCTATACTATCTGGAAAGTTTAAGTAGTGTTCATCTTTACAATTAGGACAAATTATATGCCATTCTTTCTGATCTGATTTCTGCCATTCTAAATCAAGGACATCACGCTCTGTTGTAGGGTTAGAGAATAACCAACGTCCTTTATAACTAGAGTCTTTAGTACGAGATTTGTAAGTATTTAAAGCTTCTTGATTACTACGACTAGCTTCATCGTGAATAAGCAAATCAGCTGTTGTAGAAATAGGTCCAGACTTTGATTCAGTTCCTTTAAAGAAAATAGAGCGTCCATTTATATCTTTACGTTCAATGTTGTCTGTCTGTACTCCTCTAAATATCTGTGGATTATTGCCTAATATTCTGTTAGTTTTTGTACCGACAAACTCTCTAACACTTTCATCTGTTGGCATTGTATATATAATATTCCAACGAAACTTATCACAAGCAAATAGAGCTTTTAGGTTAAATGATACAGACTTACCTACCTGCGCACAGGCTTTCACTGCAATATTTTTACTCCAATCACATAATATATCAAGAAGAAATGCGTGGTCTTTAAAATCTAAAGGTTCACCTTTTTCACTTGTTATACCTTGACGGAATATCCAATCAAGTATTGAGTAGTCTTCTACTTTTGGTTCTTGGTTTTGCATTTATTATATAACCTTTTAATCTTTCTAGTTGAGAATTAAATCCATCTTCTCCTTCTGAGTAAATAATTGGTACATGATATTTGTCATTATCTTTAATTGCAAATAAATTATAGGCTAATTCATTGCCTTTATCTCGCCAAAATTCATAACCATTAAGATTAGGTATATCTTGTTTAGTCATTTGTTTGTTTTTCAGGAAATTCTGCACAGAATACATCTAAACTAGCAAAAATACTAGCAATAGAGATAGCTGTTTCTAAAGCTATACGTTCCACTTTATAAGGATCAATAATACCTGCTTTAAACATATTCACTAGCTTTTTAGACTTAAAGTCATATCCATAGTCATAATTAAGTTCTAATTCTTTTACAGTGTTTTTATTCCAAAACTGATACCATTTTCTAGCCATTCCTGCGTTCTTTTCCATTTGCTTAAAAGGTGCAAGTAAAGCTTTCTTAAATATAGGGTCAGTGTGAAGTTTAGCTACTCTTACTAAATCAGATCCACCACCAGCGACAATACCTTCATCTAATGCTAGTTGTGTAGAGTTTACAGCGTCTTCAATCTTATCTCTTTTCAAGCGCAATTCATCAATAGTAAAAGCTCCTACCTTAATCACTCCTACACCACTTGTAAGGCTCGCTAAGCGTTGTTCTGCGACTTTTCTATCCCATTCAACCTTTTCAGCTATAAGTGCCTTAATGACGTTTATACGGTCATTTAAGAGTGTTTCCTTAGCATTGCCACCAGATATAATAGTTTCATCTTTACTTACGATTACAGAATTAGCAGTTCCTAATACTTCAAGTCCTACTTTATCAAGCATAAGTCCAGCTTCTTCGCTTACTACCTTACCACCCGTAAGAATAGCTAAGTCTGTTAAGAAATCTTTTTGTTCTTGTCCTTTAAATGGAGCTTGAACACAAGCAATATTCATAGCTCGTCTTGCGTGGTTTATAGCAAATGATGCTCTAGCTTCGCCTTCAATATCTGTAGCAACTACTAAAACATCAGTCTTACCAGAAGCCACAATAGCTTCTAAAACATTCTTTATTTGAAAGTTAGTAGCAATTCTTCTATCAGCAATTAAAATATATGGGTTAGAAAGTACACAGCGGTTCTTTTCTCTATCATTGATAAAGTCTTCAGAAATAAGCCCTTTCTTAAACCTCATACCCTTTGTTATTTCAAGTGATAATTCTACTTTATTGCTTTCTTCTACTGTAATTACTCCATTTCTACCAAGTTCAAGTATTGCTTGTGAAATTATATTTGCTACTTCTTCATCAAGACTTTCTGTTAAAGCAAGGCGTTTTATATCTTCATCTTTTACTTCACGCTTTAGACTAGATAATATTTCAAGAGTTTGTGCTAAACCTTTTTCCAGTCTTTCTACTACTTCTCTTTGGTCTTTACCTTTCTTAATCTCTTTATAAACTTCGTTAGCAAAAGCTCTAGCAAGCACAGCGCTTGTAGTTCTACCAGAGCCTGCTTTGTGGTGCATTTTATTTACTATCTTACGCATTAAACGATTACCCATTTGTTCCCAGCGGTCTTCAATATCTATCATATTTAAAATCTTTGCTCCGTCATCTGCAAATATAGGTTCGAGGTGTCCTGCATCTAGAATTGCTCGTTTTCCTATTACACCAAGAGTAGGTGAAACACAATCAGTAACTGTGTTAATTCCTTTGAGTATTCTCTTACTTCCGTCTGTACCAAATTTAAGTAATTTCATATTAAATAACCATAATTATATCTTCTAATTTAACAGCTTTCATTTGTTCTCCATTCACTGTTACGTCTTCACCAGAGCCTTTTAGAAATAGGACTTTGTCGCCTATTTTTGGTGGTATAAATTCTGTTATTTTTAATGTAGGCACTTTCACCACCTCCCCCATATAAGTAAAACTATCTTGTACACTAGCAAAAGCTACTGCACCCTCTTCTTCTTTAACTCTTTTTAATAAATAGTAATCGTTAAACATTCTTTCCGTATAAAAGATTAAATCCAGTCTCTGTAGGCTGAATTAAATCATTTTTGTGTAAGCGCCTATCTCGACAGACAGACGGACTTTTAATAAAAAACTTATCATTTATCTTTTGTGTTATTAAACGTACATTCCAAGTACCACAATGCTTACTACGCCAAAATCTAAATGTACCTCCAGTATTCCAATCATTCTGTTCAACTTTAACTACTCTTTTAGGAAAATAATCTTTATTGCATACTCTACACAGAAATATATTTGCTGGTGTATCTTCATCTACTTCAAACTCTTTCTTTATAAAATCTCTTTGTGCTTCATTATCTCTATCATCCCATATTTTATTAAGCTTATTTTCTAGTTTTACTACATCAGGATGTTCCATATTATTTTAATTCTGATAGTTTCTTTTTAAATTTAGCCCATACAGGTTCTTGATCGTGTAAGTATTGATCTCTTTCTTGTTCAGACATCAAAGGAATAAATACTGCTTTACCATTTCCTTTTTCTGGAATTTCTTTTATATCTTCTTTAGATAAATTCTCAATAGCTTTTAAATATTCAGGGTCTTTAGAAGATAATTTCCATAGCTTATGAATAGTTTTTAATTTATTCCACATCTTTATTTAATATTTGTTCTTTTAAATGTTGATCGTAATTCTTAATGTTTTGTTGAAACTTTGGATCAAAAAAGAAATTATATACGTTTTCTTTAGGTTTATCAGAATCTTCTACTCCATAAATTTCTTTAGCATGTTTTAAACCTTTATCTATTGCATTTACATCAGGTTTTTCATTTTCTCCAGTTGTAGCATTTAATAAAACATTTATCTTATATGCTATTTTCTTCTCATCTATACCTTCTTCAACAAGAGCTTCTTTTAAGGATTTTCTCTTGACTTCTATAGCTTCTTGTATTATAGGTTTTTGTAAGTTTTCTACTGCTATTGCATTAGCTATATTTATTTTGTTTTCTTCTGTCATTTTACCACCCTTAGATCCTATATTATAATTATTTAGCGATGCTTTTACTCCATTTTCTTCTAATACATAATCATTAACGAAACCTCTCATTTTCTTAGTTAGCTTAGGAAGTTTCTTCTGTTGTGTTTGGTTCTTCTCCATTTTGATAAGGGCTTTGTATTTCACCTTCTGGTGCTTTTTTCTTTAAAAGAAATAATACTGCTACTTGTGATATTTTACTTAGTGTTTTCTCTTCTCTTATTGCTGGTAAGTACGAAGCGTTGTATTTATCTAAAATTGCTCCTAATTCTGCTTCCAGCTTTTCTTTCTCTTCTGCTTCTAGTGGTATAAGTTCTGTTCCATCTAAAAGCTTAATTGGTTCTATTTTATCCATATATTTATAGTAATTTAATTATTTCATCATAAGCATCGACCTCTCCTGTTTTAAATTTATGCTCTGTTTCTTTTAAAATGTCTTTTATTTTAGGGTTTATATTCAATTCTACTTCTTCGTTGTATAGTGTTACAAGTTCATCATTTACTTTAACTATATCTTCTGCTTTAAACTTAAATCTATTTCCGTCTTCTAAATCATTAGTGCCGTCTTCATTCTTTAAGCAAAAGTTTTCATATATTTTTTGCCTATCTTTTATTAAAGTATTTGTTGCTTCTAAGAGTTCCTTTAGAAAAGCATCTCTTATTCTAGCCTCTGCTAATTTTGGTGAAGTTTCACTTAATGTTGAGTGAAATACTTCTAAGTATTTTTTTGCAATTTTCATTGTGTTAATGATTAATTAATAATATATATCTATTATATCACTTACATTTTTAATGTACAATATCTTTTAAATCACTTAGATCTTCTTTAAACTTACTAATATATCCGACCCTTTCTGGCTTTGGCTTGCCGTTCCTTTGCCAATCACGTTCACAATAAAACTGAGGTTTATTGATTAAGTTCTTCGTGTATCTAGGATGGATTTGAAGACGTTTAGGAAGTTTTGTTGGGCATAAGAAGCATTTCATATACTTATTTATTCTTTATTTTTAATAATTTCTAGTACATTATTACAATTCATATCACAAACTTTATTTCCATACACTCTGTTTCTGTTCCAGTCGCACCCTACTTGATGACAATTCCATTTCTTTTTGATTTCTTCTATCATCTTCTCTCTTTCCTTCTCCCTCTCTAATTGGATGAGATTGCGAATTAAAGGTAAATACTGTTTCACTTCTGCTCTGTCGCTCTCTTTTTCTTTTTCTGTAAGTTCTGAGTATGGAGTATTTATTTGTCTATTCCAGTGGTTTATAAGCTCTGTTCCTATCTCCATAATTTCATCGTATGCTGATGGAAGAATTTTAGAGTGCATATATTTTTGCCATTTTGCCCAGCGTTGATGTTCAAGATCTGCTCCTTTTTCAATAAACTCTTCCTCCCAGTTACTATCAGTAGGGGGATGGGATTCATTAATCATTTTTCTTTGGATAATTAAAATTATAAGTTGTTGTCT